CTTAAATTTTTAAAATTTAACTCTCAGGCCACTTAGACACACAAAGTGGTTAAAACCGCCCCTGAGTTTTATTACACGTTTAAATCCGTGCCCAATAATCCATGTAGGATTTTCATGGATGGTGATAAAACACACCGTTACCTTCCAGACCTGAAGGTTAGGTTAGCAATTGTAGTAGTTGGTCACAAACACAACCACTTCCAAACTCGCAAAGTTTAGATCAAATAAGGAATCCGTCCAATAATGGATGTGTTACTTATGTAACGGTATTAAACATGTTGGATTACACAAATACAGCCAGCATGTAGATTATTACTCAACCACGACAAAATATTCACGATCATATTGTTTTTTCAAAATCTCCATGAAATTGGTTTCATCCAATTGTTCATTGAGTTGACCAGAATTAAGCTTATCACACAAAAATTGTGCGAAAGTTGGAGTCACAACAGGATCGGTTTTGAATATCTTACGTTTGGTAACAATTTCTTCCACTGATTTATTTTCAGTGGGTAAACATAAGGACTGTGCCTTAAAATCAACAAGATCATCCACACGTTTCGACAAATTGGAGATTACTCTAAGTAATTGTTCAGTGGATTGTCCTGGAGGAGCAGGAAGTGCAAGCGTTATAGGAATTGGAAATATAAACATGTCAGAATGACCATTCAATAAACCGGTGGCGCCGCTCAAAGTGATTTGATTCAAGGCACCAATGCCACCAGTGGCCACAGATACAGTGATAAGATTAACGGATGCGCTACTAGAAACAGCGGCTTTTGCCCAATTAGCCCCGTCAAAAATATTGAGGGCTGTAATATTTGAAGCTGGCAAACTTAGAACACTATTAGCTGTAACACTACCATCAACCACCCAACAGATGGCGTACCTACCCACAACAGACAATGTTAATATATTCCCAGATAAAGAACTATAACTAATATCAGATCCCGAACGTGCTACAGCACCAGATGACCCAAAATAATTTGAGGCACTAGCACTATTGGATGGACTTTCTGTATAGTGGCAAACACCTTGCGAATTAGTAGAGGATGCACCAATATTTAAATCAAAAAGTTCAACATCATAGTGTACACGAATTTCAGCAATAGTTCCAGTACTAGATGGTTGTCCAGTGTTGAAAACATTAAGTAGCCCCATAAAATGTAATTG